CGATGAGAAGATTGACATCAACAGTTTCTGCATCAGAGAAAAGAAGGTATCCTTCTGGATCTGAATCATTATCTTGACCAAATGCAATCTTCTTGTAATCTACCAGACCCGCAGGACTTCCATTCTTTCCACCTTTAAGTTGCCAAATACCAACACCGAAGGAAACATTTACTCCTGTGTAACCCGAATCAGTACCAAGTGTTGTGCTGGCATACCAATTCTGTCCTGTAATAGCAGCAGTTCCCCATGGCCCTGTTCCACCCTTCAACAAATCATTGAATGATGTTAAATTGGTCTTTGGAATTGCTGCAATATATCTAGAAGTACGATTGACCTTATCAACATAGTAGTTGCTTGTTCCGTCTCCTGCGAGTACACCTGGTAGGAAGGAAACTGCTTGGAATTTCTCTACGACAGTTCCCTTGGTGCCCGACAAAAGACCATTTCGATCAATGACGGCGATGTGGAATTCATCATTCGATCCACCAATATTATCTATATAAGCCGAAGTAGATGGGATTGCATCAAACTGCTCACCATAAGTCCAATCACTAAATCGGTGACCATATCCCGTGACACCTGCTGTGCTTGTCAGTCCAACTGCTAAACTACCACAGATTTGAACTTCAAGTGAATTACCTAGGGCACCAGGATATCGGGCAGCAAATGCGCCGATCTTGCTAACATCTGCAAATTCAAACCTATCGTCATTTTCGAGCATGGCTGCATCGGAATTCCAAGAAGTAACACCAGCAACCGAAACGAATTCTCCTGTGTATCCTAATCCGTTGGCATTCACCATCTCGTCAATCTTGGCGCGAACGACCTGAAGGTTGTTGCCATAGCCAAGGAAGTTGGCGGCAGAGAACCACCACTCTGCAACCGCATCATCGGGAGTTCCGAAGAGTTGGACGAGGTTATTTTCCGAATCGACAAGGATTCGCTTGTTGCATGGGCCCCAATTAAAGAGTCCTACAATACCTGCATTAGTCGTGGCAACAGCGGGAACAATCGTTGTCAGATCTTTCTCTGTTACATTTACGCCTGGGGAAAGTTGGAATGCCATCTCAGTCTCCTTAGTTAATTTATTAGACGGGGGTATTTATTCGTTTGTTTATTTCACCCAAATTACATAATCTCTTCTGCATCAGAAAGCCAAGATCTATCTCGTCTCTTTTGTTTAGGTGTTGAGTCAGGTTCACTCGAAAGCATTCTAACGGCTTCGTCCATTTCATCATCCATGTCCGACAAAAAGCCAAAAGGAGTGAGATCTTCTTCTAATTTTTTAAGTTTTTCCTCAAACAATTGCTTACGGACATCCAAATTGACCAATTCTTTAAAGTAGTCCTGTGTAGTGAGCCATCCAAACATAACCAAGCATGCCATCATGTCATCGTTATAGCCCTCAGAAGCCTCATAGGAGCCACCTTTCGCAACATAGGTGCTAAGTTCGGCAATAAGATCAAAGTCGTTCAGTATAAGTTTATCGCCCTCGATCATCTCCTTGATAATTGAGCATCCTGTTCTTTTTACCTGACTGCTAATCTTAATTCCCGATTGAATTCGACCCCCACCAAAGCCCTCACCGACTTTTTGTCCCTTTTTGCCCTTGTTTGAAATGTTAATAATATTTTCATAGTCCAATTCATCCTTAAGAATATCTGCTACCTGCTGTCCTGTATCGTTGATTTCGATCATGACATAGGCTTCATTATATTTTTCTGCAATTTTCTTGATCAGATTAGGATATATTGGAATTGGAATTGTATTATTTCGATAGGTTGCAACAACCCTATATGGCATAGAAGTCACATCAAGAACAACCATTGCATTGTAGTCCTGTCCAATTGAACGGCTAGAATCGACAGTTGCTGCATATATGTGTCCCCTTATTGGGTGTTCATATACCGAAAGACCGTCATCTGACTCTAGCAAAGGAGTCTGAAATGGAATTCCGACAATCTTGGATGCCTTGATAAGTGTTTCTTGCGACCCTAAAAACTCACACTCATATTCCGACATCCATTGCCGCTCGGAAGTATTTCGGATAGTGGATTCTTTGAACTTCTCATCGCGACCAGGTACTTGCCACCAATATGCTGCAATAGGGACAAACTCCGATTTCTTATCCTGTGCATTTTTCCACATCTTATAAAACAGATTCAATCCATTCGGAGTTGATACGATCACAGTCTTCGAAGTAGTTCCCGATGAAATGGTGGGATATACAGACGAGAAAAACTCTTCTGCGATTTGATCGGGGACGAATGCAAATTCATCTAGGAGCAAAAAGTTGTACGAAGAACCACGAACAGCACTTGATGATGTTGATGAGCAAATTACCTTGGATCCATTTTCAAGAGTGACACTTGTCTTATTCCATTCGACAATACCCTGTTGTAGCCACTTCGGAAGATTCTCATATGCAATCTTCAATCGATCCATGATTTCAGTTGCTGTCTTTAACTTATTTGCAAGGATTGCTGCTTTGTAGTTGGCATTGAACAGAATCAAGTGCAGAATGCATGCAATTAAAGTTGTGGTCTTTCCACTCTGTCGAGGAATCTTACAAATCGTAAATCGATTGTCGAATACTGATCGTGCAATCTCTTTTTGAAAGTCATACATGTGAAGGGATACAAGCCCCTCATCAACAGTAACTACTTTGATATAGTTCTCAATGAAGTGAAGAGGATCTTCGGTGCATCGAATATATTCTGCTAATTGTTCTTTGGTGAACTCTTGCTGAACATATGATCCTTTGAGTAAAGGATTTCCTAGGTATGCATCTTCATTCATCTATAATTTCTCCACGATCAACTGCTTTACGCTGCTCACGAATCATCTTTTGCAATTCTGCTGTGCTGCCAACATAGATTGAATTATTCGTAACTGATGTTGTTTTGATCTGCTCCTGCTTCTTGATCTCTTTCATTCGGCGATGCAGATCCATCAATTTGTTATTGGCTTCAAGCGATGACTGTATAAGTTGGGCTATAACTTCATATGCCCGAGGCTGTTGACTTTCCTGTGCAAGTTCAATGATTCCCTCAATTGCCTCTTGTGATTTTTCAATAATACACTTAAGATTGATGCGAACTTCTTTATAGTCTTTGTCTGCATCAGATACAACATACTCACCATCGGTGGGTATTGTCTTAATCGGAACGATAGCAGTTTCTTCAGGGGTTACATCAATTCCCAATGTTTTTGCGATGTTCATATCAACTTCACTCATAATTTACTCTTTCATAAAGCCCATGGTGTTTCGGGGTATTCTCTAATGACTACATTTGCATGTGTTGCACCTGCTCCTGTCCATCCCGCTGTGAGTGATGGTGCATATCCACCCGCAGTAATACCTGCCGCAGCAGAAACGCCAATGTCGGCGAATGGCATAATCGTATTGGTTGGTTTGCCATAATCAGCAATGTTGAAGATATTCACATTCGTATTTGTAATAATTGGGGCAGTCTTAACAGGGCCATACAGATACATCTTGGATACAAACTGTATAGTCGCAAAATTTATCTTACGAGTGCCATAGTCGCCATATGATCCATCATCCCCTTCGGCTAATGACACCGATGAAAGAATGATCGGAACATCGACATCGACATCCATACCTTCAATTGCTTTGAGGGTAAACACATATTCAGGCGTAAAATATGGCAATATCTGTTCAACGATCTGTAAGCAATCTTCCATTCCCTTAGTCATTACACCAACAGTCATGTTCATGTTGTATGGAACTCGTTCATATCTTCTCTTCAGACTTCCTCTATCTGCGGGGTTATATCCCACGGTCTGCTGAACACTATTCAACTTCCGAGAAGAGTCATACTGCAACGAAGTGATCTCAAAGGACATTCGAGGAAGATATGTCTCCAATCGAATTTGCGATTGATCAAAATCTGTTCCGATTCGATCTAGGCGGCGTAGGAACTTCTGCTGAGGGCCATATGCAATAGGAACACGAATGCGTTCCATCTCATTTCCGTTTTGATCATTACGAACAAGATGTATGTCATTGAATAGGGATGCAAATCCCACAACTACTTTTCGAACAGTACCATGATAGAAGTATTCAAGCATGACTTATGGATCTCCAAACGGATTGCTCTCGTCAAAGTTAAAAATGGTGTCTGCTTCTGTTTGAATTGCTTCATTCTTGGCTTCATCTAGGATGCCCATCGTGTCATCCTTGCTTGTAATTGGTGCATACAGATTTGCACCCGCCTTTGCTATGTAGGCGGTTGCTCCTTTGTTTGTTTCTTCGATCCAAGTACCAACAACATTGGATAGAGATATTCGGTACGGATTGCTGATGGAGTCATACGAGTAGACCAACGCCCTCGCAGACGCTCCCGCAGTTGCGCCTGTAAGTGATCCATTCTCGTATTGATATACGCTGTCGCCTTCTGCAAAAGATCCTGATCCATAAATCCCCCCGAGGTTAAGATTGACTTTGAATCCAGTTTCGTCATTGATTGCATCGATTTCGGGAATACCCGTATCGAAGGTTTCTTCAGAAAACTGGAAGAGTTCGCATGTTATTTGATATGAATATAGTTTTCCCAATTGATAAAACGGATTCTCATGCTCTACAAACTTAACCTCAAACAATCCCTTGCTTAGTGGGAAATATAACAAATCTCCTTCGAGTGGTCGCCCAATTCCTGTTTCTCTTTTGAATCGCTTCTTGGATACAGTGAATTTGACACTATCGCGAATTTCAAACCCAAATTTTGTAAATGTATCCCCACCCTCAAATGCGGTGGTAGTATCCATATACATCTCAATCATCTTAAAACTTGTAAATCGAGAATACTTTGATTCCCCAAACAAATCGTCTCTTTTGACTAGATCTCTAGGAATATAGAAGATCTCGTTTCCATAAATCTTAATGGCTTCTACCGTGAGATCCTCGATGAGGTTCTCTTCGGGAAGATATGTCTTTGTATTGACTCTGATGTATGGATTGAGTGCCATTGTATTTCCTTATCCCATGATGAAGTCAACAGGAAGTTCGCCCTTTAGAATGATTTCCTTTTCGATCTCTTCTTTTTGTTGCCATGAGTCTTTCATCATAGACTGCCCATCAAGCGTAATATCACCTGGTAGTTTGATCCCGTTGTACTTGGACAGATTTACTCCCCACTGCCAACGAACAAGAGCAACAATATATTTCTTCAGCAGCCGATCATTATAAACTTCGGGATATACCCGAGGATCAAGAATTCGATATGCCTCGATGATGAGGTACATTCCAGCAGTTAATTGGCGTTTATCAGAATCAAGATACATTCGATTTGCAACCCGATTGAATCGAATACTCTTATCGGGTGAAAGATATTGCTTGAGCAATTGAAGATATTGCTGAGTCATGTCATATTGGACAAGATCAATTGTTCCGAAGGTATACAGATCGTTCAATGCATATTGATAGCGAACATCAAACATTCCAACCGATTGCTGTGAAAATGGAAAAATTCGAGTAACGCTAACGATCAGATTCTGCAACAAAACACTCTCAGGACAGTCCACATCTGTGCTTGTCATCAATGCATCTGCATCTGCAAATCCACTACCATCTGCGGTTTGTGAAGTTCTATTGTCGGCTACAAATGAAATATATCCATTAGTAATGTCTGCTTCGGACATCCTATATTTCAAATATACTTTTTCAACGCCATCAAAGTGGTACTCAGAGAAGAACTGTAGCCCGTCATTCAGACGATCTTCCAGTTGCTCCTCTGCTATGTTTATTTCCACCACGGGATGACCGTTTGCCCTGAGAGCGTATTCCTTCAATTCCGCTCGGCTTGAGATCATCGAATTGCTGCAAATCGACATTGGTAGTATCCTCCACTGGATATTTAGCCTTTATGTCAAGTTCAGCAAGAGTTCTTACTGCATTAACCTCTGCAATAACCTCAAGGTTTTCAATTTCTATCTGAGACATCAATCTTGAGAATTCGGAGATTCGAGTCAAATAGCGATCACATTGAGGACAGTTTCCTGCAATGCTCCAAGATCCATGCTTAGTTCTATAATTTTTACGATTTCCATCATAAAACATGACAACAAGGTCTTTGGGGTATTGATAAGATGGCTCAAGCATTTTGAATACCTTGAGCGGAATCTTTAATCCATTGAGAAAGATAATGTCTTTGTCGTGTTTGAACATTAGGAGTTTATGAATTTATTGGCAACTGTACATCACCTCTGAAGGTATCGGGTAGTTCAGCGGCATCTGTCATTGGCGAGAATGTTGTATTGGTATACGATAATGTAAACTTAGAATTCAATGACTGTATTCTTCCTGTTCCTTGGAACTTTGTAGTCAGTATTGAAGTAACAATATCATTAGCCGACATCGAAACACTTCCAGCCATGTCGGGCGTATCCACATTTGAATTGATTGCCAAAATTGCAAACTTATTAAGTTCGGTAGAATTTACTATATTGGTATTTGGATTATCACCACCCTTACTAAATCCTGTATCACTGAGAATTCGAGTAAATGGTCTAATTTTTACATTTGAATTTGTCGCAAGAATACCAGGGCCAATGATATCGGTGCTGCCAATAACGGCAGAAGTATTGGCAATTGAGATCGGGGATCGATTTCCCTTGATGTGTGTCTTACCAATATTCGTCAGATCATGAGAGATACTCAAAGATCCCGCACCTTCTGTGATGATTGGGAATGAGCAACGCGAGAAGATACTTCCTGCAACATCAGCATTTGCACCCGAATCTGCTGCAAATCCATAATAGGATCCAGATACACTGCAATGCCCAAGACGGATAGTTCCACCGTTATATGCATGTGCTGCAACAGGATAGTCCAAGAACATACATCCACGAGCCTTGATAGTTCCACCATCAGTCTGCAATGCTACGGTATTACCATATGAACCGCCTGAGATATATGGAGTCATACTTATATCATTGAGTGCAGCAGTAGTCGAATGGTTGATGAATGCAATTCCATCCGATGCAACACCACCAACTGTCCAATCGCCAACAAAGGTATTTGTATTGCGAGTTGTAAACAATGCTCCCGATGGTGAGGTGGTGTGAACAGTGACTCGATATATGTCAACGGCATTGATATAGTTTGTAAATGTTTTGTTGAGCAGATTCGAGAATACCTGACCGCCTTCGTTATTAACCTTCAGACTGAAATACTGACCACTGATCCCAACAACCTCATGACCACCAATCAACATATTCATCACGCCACCTGTACCGCTTGTAATGCCGTCAAATCCAGATGATACGCCATTGGAAGAGGTTACACCCGAAACAAGTGAAAGAGGCGGTAGGAACCGAATGCCACACCCTATGGCAGCAAGCATCGATTGTCCCGTACCGATATTCACCTGCAAGGTAAATTGTGTGTTACTAGTTGCTCCAAGCGGGGTATAGACAGGGAGGAAAGATATTCCCTTTACAGTCTGTGTAACTATACTATTGTTCTCTGCACGGATATAGAGATCTCTGCTAATATAGTTGTGCCAAGGTTTTGTAAGTGTATAGACTCCATTGGTCAGCACAATATCAAATGCAGATACAAAGGAAGATGCAGAATCATTAATGACCGACAAATTAAACACAGAAGAATGACTGATTTCCTCATTTGGATTTGTTGGTGTCGTTAGTGGTTTACCATATGCAAAGGTATACTCATTCACTGAATTGGCAGGATCTCGATAATAGAACGGTGCCTTACTTTCAGGGGCAAGATTTGTTGCCTGAAAAGTATTCATCATATATGCAAAGTCTGTTGGATACAGTGGATCCATTGACAGTTTTGTCGATAGGAAACTTTCGTTCGGATTTCCTACAATGCCATCTTTATATGAAGA